ATCTTTACTTTAACACAACATCTAGTGTATTGAAATATTATACAGGATCTGCTTGGTTAAATGTAGAGGCTACTGATACAAGTACTTTTGCAACTAAAGGATTTAGTATAGCTATGGCTATTGCATTATAACTTAAACTAATATAGGAAAATAATATGGCACAAAATTTTAGAAGATACACAAGTAACGATGTTGGCACATCTGCTGCAACAATCTTTACTGCAAACTCATACGATACATTAGTTGGAATATATGTTGCTAACGTAGCAGCAACTTCTGTTACTGCATCTGTTTATATTAACGATGGTACTAATGATATTTATTTAATTAAATCTGCACCTATTCCCACTGGTTCTGCTTTACAAGTTTTAGATGGTGGATCAAAAGTAGTAGTTCAGTCTGGAGATGTTTTAAAAGTTGTATCTGATACTGCTTCATCATTAGATGTTTGGGTATCTGCAGTTGATGATATAAGTTCATAATAGGATTAACGATGGGTTTTATTGGAAGACAACCAACAGCATCACCACTAACAAGTGCTGATATAACAGATGGTATTATTACTGCTGCTAAACTAGCACCAGGAGCTGTTGAAGGTGTTACAACAGGATTAATTATACCTTGGAGTTCTTCTACAGCACCAACAGGATTTTTAGAGTGTGATGGTTCATCTGTATCTACAACAACTTATGCTGCATTATTTGCAGTAGTTGGTTATGTATATGGTGGATCTGGAGCAAGTTTTAATTTACCAGATCTAAGAGATAGAACAGCAGTACATAAATCTGGTACAAAATCTTTTGCAACAACTGGTGGTGCTAATACAGTTACACCAACAGGAAACATTACTGGTTCAACTGGTAGTACCACTTTAACTACTCAACAGATTCCCTCACATACACATTGTTCTTCTGTAAGTGGTACTACTTACGCTTTTTGTAGATCACCTAGTGGGAATATAAACAACATGGTTTCAGGTTCAACAGGTGGTGGTCAATCTCATGACCATACTTTATCTGCTAATTTCGTAGGTACAGCCAATTCTGTTCTTCAGCCTTACCTAACATTAATGTATATAATTAAAACATAAGTATGGCATACATTGGAAAACAATTACCATTAACAGGAGTTATAACTTGGCAACCAGTAAAAACATCAAGTTTTAGTGCTGTTGCTGGGGAAGGATATTTTGTTAATACTTCATCTGGTGCTATAACAGCAACATTGCCAGCTTCTCCATCTCAGGGTGATGAAATAAGATTCTTGGATGTTGCCGCAACATTTGATACAAACAATTTAACTGTTGGAAGAAATGGAAAACCTATACAAGGTTCTGCCACAGATTTAACAGTTGCAACAGAACGAGCAGGATTTTCTCTTGTTTATTATGATGCAACACAAGGTTGGTTAATTAAGGATAAATAATATGACAACATACGAAGCAGCTAAATATAGTTTTGATGGTGCAAGTATAACTGGATTAGCAGGTTTAAATACTGGTTTAATTATTCCATGGAGTACAACTACTGCTCCTTCTGGTTTTTTAGAATGCGATGGTACAGCTGTATCAAGAACAACATACGCAGCTTTATTTGCTGTTGTTGGTACTACTTATGGTGCTGGTAATGGATCAACAACTTTTAATCTTCCAGACTTAACAGATAAAACTGTTGTAGCAAGATCAACAGCTAACTCTAAATCATTAGCACAAACAGGTGGAGCAAACACTGTAACTCCTACAGGAAACATCTCAGGTTCAACTGGTAGTACAACTTTAACGACAGCGCAGATCCCTAGTCATACACATATTTATCCTTTAGGTGGATGTAATCCTCCTGGTCAAGCTACTACTCCCCAGAATTATATTATGAGTGCTGCACCAAACCCAATCGCAGCTGGTGGTGGTCAATCTCATAATCATACTTTATCCGCTAATTTTGTAGGATCTGCTACTTCAGTATTACAACCATATTTAGTATTAATGTATATTATTAAAACATAATGATTGTATTTTATAAAAAAATTAATATAAACAAACTATAGGAAATATTATGCACTTAACAGTAATACCATCAGATAAACAAATTTACTTAGAAACAACTGATTTACAATATCCAAATAGAAGATGTCATGTAATTGATAATGATTCAGAATTTTGGGATTCTATTGATTCTAGGATTCTAGCAATTCAATATCATTCAGATGGTTTAAAACAAATTGAATATAATAATCCAAGAGAAGATGTAGTTATTACAGATATTTCTGAAGTTCAAAAATATATTGATAGATTTAATTTAACTGAGCAAACATATCAATCTCAAATTGCTTGGGATAATAATAATGTTCAAATAACATTAGAAAATAATACTCAAAGAGCAGAAACTAGAGAAGAAAAAATCAATAGACTTGGTCCAAGACCATAATTACTTATAACTAATCCAAGAAGTAGCAATATACTTTTCACCACTTAATGGTGGATTACCTCTATGTACATAAGGAAACGTAGCTGGAAAAATACATATTCTTCCTTTAACAGCTTTTACTCTTTGTGATTGTAATAGAAATTCTGTTTCACCACCTTCTTCAACTGTGTTTAAATATATAGTATAAGCCAATACTCTCTTCTGCATATCCTTTGGTTCATTGTGTTCAATGTGCCAAACATGATAACCTTGAGATGGTAATGTTTTTTGTATCTTAATGTAATCTGTTAAAATATTTTCTGATGTATATCTTTTAATATTTGTTTCAGTGTAATAATTTCTTAGTGCCAAATCAAAATTAACCATTAATAATTTTAATTTATTAACATTAAATTCTTCTTCAGTTAAATGCTCAGCAGAACAAAATAATTGTTTATCATTTTTTATATCTTGCGTAGAACCTTCAGATGTAAATCTTGAAAATACTTTATTAAATTCATTATATTTATTAAATAACTCTATAGCTTCATCACATGCTTGATCTGGAATATATCCATCATATACACCTATAAAATCTTTAATGTTACTTTTTCTCTCTTGCATCAGATGATTCTTTTATTAGTTTATTTTTTTGCCAATCAGCATTATCTTTAATATTGGTAACTAAACAATATCTTGTTTTACCATCTTCTTCAACCTTTGAAACTCCATGTAATATATTTGGTGGAAATATATAATAAGATCCTCTTTTTGGTTGAATAGTCATTTTAAGTTCTGGAAGTATTAATGGAGATCCTTCAGTTAAATATAAAATTAAATGATAATCTTTATGCGTGTGCATAGCCACACTATCACCTTTCTTAATTTCATTACCCCATGAATCAAATGATATATTTTTATTATACCAATTATCTTTATTAAAAAATGGATTTGAATTTTGATGTTTATTTACAACATAATCTATAAATCTATGAAACTCAGGCTTGTCATTAAAAAATCCCCATGGAGTTTTACCACCATAAACATTTGTAATTTCTGTTGTATCTAAATTTTGAGAAATCATTGTAATCATATTCATCATATCAACTACATTATCATATACTCCATGTGATATTTGTATTGTTCTTGGGTAAGTAATAATTAAACTATGTGAGAAATTTTCTTCTTGTTTTATTTCATCTAATATTATCATACGTTCTCCTCATTTGGTTTAAATGCTTGTATAGTAAAATGTATAAATCTAAATGGATCTATACCTTCATCTATTACATATTCGTGTAATAAATAAGAATTAAAAAATACAAATGTTCCAGGCATAACTTTAAATGGAAATCTATTATAAGCATATTGAACAGAATCTTTTTTTAAAGGAAGTTCAGTAATTAACTTTGCTGGTCTTGGATCATGAAACACAGGATAAGATGTTTTTGGTGAACATTTTAAAAAGTAAAATCCTGATATATGGCTATTGTCATGAACATGAGGAAAATGATAACCACCACCAACTTTAGGAAATTCTTGAACCCATAGATCTTTAAAGTAAAGTTTATGACCAGCTAAATCATAACCCTGTTCTGTTAATATATTGTAACTTGTATCTTTAACAAATGCTTTAAATTCATTTAACTCAGGATCATTACCAATATAATTAGAATGATGAACAAATGCAAAATCTTTTAAATCTTTTTCTTTTAATTTGTTTCTTTCATCTACTATTGGTTGATTATTTTTTTTAGCTTCTTCTATATATTTATCACAAACATTATTTAACTTGCTAACCCATATAGGCACAAGAATATCATATACTGGAGATACAAATAGATTGTTTATATTTAACCCTATATTCATTGTTTTGTTTTAATATTTATACTATAATATGTAAATAAACAAAAGGGATATTTTAATAAAATTATGAACATATTAATAGCTATCCCATGCTATGGTGGTAACGTAAGTAACCTTACATTTCATTCATTATTTAATTGCATCAAACCTTTAAATGATATGGGACACAATCTTAGAATAGAAACACTTCCAACAGAATCTTTAATCAAT